CCGATAATATCCTCGCCTGATTCCTCATCTTTAAAAACGATAGGCAGTACTTTACAATTTAGCCTTTTGCCGATTTCGTCGGCCTTCTTTTGAATTTCTTCTTGCATTATCTTACGATTTTACCAATTACTAAAGGCAAAGATACTAAAAGTTTTGTATCGCCTTGCGATGCGTCCAAACCTTCTTCTGTAAATTCACACATTTTTAGAGTGTCTTGTGATAAAAATACTCCTGTGCTTGGGTCTTCGTATAATACTTGAATATCAAAAGGAGGGATTGCCATAAGGTCGCGTCCCGGAGCGGCGGCGATTAATCTCTTGAGTTCGTCGGTGTAAATCTCGATTGACCCCTCGTACTCTTTATTGCCATACCCACGCGACACCGGCTCGTAACCGGCTCCGTATTGATTCTCTTTTTTCTGCTTGGTTTTGTAGCTGATTTTGGTTATCCCAACAACCGGCACACCAAACAAAATAAGTTTGATGTTAGCCCAGCTATAATTTACTCCGTTGATAAGTGGTGTAAGTGCCATAATTATAATGATGTTTTGTAACCAATATTAACTACAATGTTTCTTGCAACTCCTACCGGCACGATGTTAATTGTTACAACAACCTCGCTGGTTGTTGCTACGTTTTGGTTAGGGTTGATTGAAACCGATATGGCCGAAGCCTCTGAATTTCTGACCATATTGTCAGTGATAACAACCGCTTGACTTTCTAAGAAAGCAATCGTGCTGTTTGCGAGTGTGCCGTCAGCATTCAAAAGAAGCGGACTGTTGAGCGATGGAAGCAATGCTTGGTCAACACCTCTGATTGCTTTGTCGATTACGCGGTTATTTTCAATGTATGCATAATCACTTGTTTGCGTTACCGCTGTGTGTGAATCATTTAAATACGACCCCGCCAAGTTCGGGAACTTTCTAAGGAAAATATAACGCTTCAAATCTAGTGAATCTAAAGCCGATTGCGACAACCCTGATTCGCCGTTGCAGAAACCGATTGATTCTAACTCAATGCCGTTTGACAAGTTAAACTTGCCAACCCAAGCAATGTCTTCTTGTACGTTCGCAAGCGCGACCGTGCCGAGAGTAGCACCTAAACAAGATATTGATTTTCCGGTAGTCTTGAATAAGAAGTTACCCAAACCGGCTTTGTCTTGCCCGATAACAACTGACACTTTGTTGTTTGAGAATGTGCCTAAGTCTGTGAGCGAGGCGATTGATGTTCCAGTCGTTACATTGGCCGTATACAAAACACTAAGCGGCTTTTTAAGCGTGTCCAACGTGTTAGCTACAGATTGCAATGTGGTTGTTTGTGATGCCGCATAATTCGTTGACGTAACGTAAACGCCGATTTGTCGAATATCACCGTTTGCGAAATCTTGCATCGTTTGAACTTCTGAAAAAGTGTAACTACCCGGCACCGCATAGATGCCAACGTACAAGTTTCCTTTTGGTTGCATTCTGAAATATTCAGAAATGTGATAATGCATTACCGCTTGAACAGAAGCAACTCCGCCTGAGAAATCAGTCGTTACACTTCCTGCGATAGTTCCGGCGATAACAGCGCTAAGCATAGAACCCGCATTTGGCCAAACTCCTAAACCTAAACGAGCGGTTATAGTGATCGCTCCGGCTGAGTTTGTAGCTGTGTATCCGTGAATGTACGTTCTTGCGTTTATTGCTGCTACTAAGGCGGTTGCTACTGCTGTAACGGTTGTTTCGCTTGATGTTTTTACATACGTTCCGAGCGATACGGTTTGCGTTGGTTCTTCAAAAACAAGCTCGATGCTGTCGCCATTCGAGCCTACATTTGAAACGGTGTACACTCCGGTTGCTTGCGTTTCATCGCTGTAGTCTGCTTTAATCCCGGCAGCTTCAGCTTCTTCAACAGAAAAAAATTGTTTGATTCTGTTTGAGCTTGAAAAACCACTAGGTAAAGAACCGGTGTAAAACAAAAGACCAGAAATATAGTCTTTGCCCGGCAACGGACGGCCAAGACCTCCTTTGCCTTTTACGAAAGTTATATTATTCATCTTTTGTTTATTTTTTAGCTGGTTTTAAAATATCATCTCTTTTAACTTCTTTGCAATCCGGTGTTTCTGACGTATGCCATTCACCATCTTGGTTAATCCAAACAGATTTAATGTTCTTATTTTCCTCAAGAAGTTCTTTTAATTCGTCCTTATACATAACTTTTATGTTTAAAAAAAGGGCGGGATTAACCGCCCCTTTCGGTTAGTAATTATTAAGCTGAAAAATCCGAAAGAACTTTCGTAGTGTGGATAACGAACTCTGACGGTTTCGCAATACCTACCCCCATTTTCATAATGGCTTTGTAGAAGTGCAAAGTCGAGTTGTTTTGCAAGCGATTAATCTCGAAAGACAAGTTATCCATATCGGTAACGCACAACTGCAAGTTACTTTCTAAATCGGTTGTTGCCTCACAGAAGTAGAAAGTATTTTCAGGCAAACCAGCGCAAACGACAACTTCGTAACCTTTGTAACGGTTCAAACCGCGCTCGGTTGTGTCGTTGTTTTTGTAGGTTGTTGTTGTCAACGCTTCTTCGTATTTCTGAGCATCCACCACTGACATGATGAATTTTAAACGCTCGTAACGATTAGATTTTGACAACAACGCAATCGGCATTTTGTTTTTCGCAGCTTCCATTTTCGCAATCACATTCGATGAGGTAATCGCTGACGGAGAAGCTACCTGCAAAGCTGGCGTTGAAGCATTCAAGGCTGTCTTGATAATGCCATCAAAATAAATCAATTGCTCGTTTGCACCTACTCCCGGCTCTGCTGAACCCCCTGAGGTTGTAACGTAAGAGGTAGACCCCAAATGAATCATTTGCTCAATCGGAACGAATGTCTTTTGAGTGTAATATGTAGTAAGGTAGTTTTGGAACGTTACCGGTAAAGCACGCGCCAAAAGTCTGTCAGACAATTCAGCTTGATGCCAATGATTTTCAAAAATAGACGGCTCAAATTCTTCATACGCTTGGAATTTACCTAAAGTAACAGTTCTGTTACTCAAAGTAGTCGTTCCGCTTGACGAAGGTGTCGAACTTGCCGCTTGTAGTTTCGGAGCTGCCGAAAGTTTTGGAAACACATATTGGTCATTCTTAACTCCGGTAGCTACATACATAAGCCCTTTGTTAACGGTATCCAATCCGATAACTGCCTCAGTGATGAAAAAATCCTTTTCAAACTGGGTATAATTTGTTGTTGATAATACTAAACTCATCGTTTATGGTTATTTTGTGGTTGTACGGTTTTTAATTTCTTTCATACGCTCAAGCAAGTAGTCGCCCGGCTGTGGTTGCGCAGGGTTGCCCGGCTGAATTTCGATTTTGTTCGCTACCGCATTAATCGGCAACGCTTCGAGCATTTCTTTTGTTCCGTCGAAATCATTTTTAGCGAGGCCAATCCATTTATTGACAACCGCCTCGTCTGTTCCGATTTTTGCACTGAACGAGTTTACCATGTTTTTGCAAACTTCGGCTTGTGTAGCCTCAGCTTGTTCCGAAATGGCTTGCAACTCGGTTTCTTTTTCTTGCAACTGATTTTTTAAAGCTTCGATTTCTTCACCCAATTGGGCTTTTTCGGTCGCGGCCTTGTTCTCAGCCTCTTGGATAGCTTTTAAGATGCTGTCCTCGTTTGCATCCTCATTAAGTCCAAGTTTGTTGGTGACTTTTAACATAACTTTTTGATTTTTGGTTACTAATTTATTTACGATTGACTTAGCCTCTAAAAAGAAGTTGTCAAGATTCGCTGTGCTTAAACGTTTTTTGTTCACGTCTTTTGCGCTTTCTATTTGAGTACAGAAGCCGTTTTTCAAACAATCTTCCGCGCCCATCCAAGTAGTAGCTGCCATCATTTCGGCCACTTGTTCTTGAGAAATATCAGCCTTTGCGCTGAGTAAAGATGAAAGACTATCGTTGAACGATTCTTTTACATTTTTGTCTTTAACTCCTTGAACCGGATGCATCATAAATTGAGCATAGTCCATCATTATGCGGTTTCGCCCACACATAAAGATAACACCCGCTATACTACCTGCTAATCCTAAATTATAAGTGTCGACCGGTGTTTTTGTTTTTAAAATTGCAGAAGCAATATTATATCCGTCCATGACGTTACCGCCTACCGAGTTAATCCAAACTTGGATTCTCTTTTTGCCAAGTGTATCGAGATACATTAACTCTCGTTGAAACTCCGAGCCGATAACACCAACCCCGTCGGCCTCATCAAAGCCGATGTGTGAGTTAATGAGCATAATAGGCTCGTCAAGTGTTGGGTCTATGCAATACATCATAAAACAAAATTAACACAGCCCATCAAAATTATTTTCGATATACGTTATAAAAAAACCCGCTATTTGCGGGTTGATTCTTTTTCTATATATTGTCGGAGTGCGTCAGTGATTATACTGCTAACGCTCTTGCCTTGACGCTCTGAAAAGGCAACAACTTTATTATAAAGAGCAGGCGGAGGGTAAGCTTGTATTCGCCGCTCTAAAGCTAGATTCTTCTTGCTAGTCATTTATTTTCATTATTTTTAGCAGAACAATGTAAGGCTGCATATTTTTTCCAACACCAGATTCTCCAACGGTTTCAGTTTCCAAATACGTCATAGCGCTACCTCCAGCCGTGGGGTCACCGACAATCCCCTGAACGCTTCCCGGAGTTGTCGAAACGCTTTGTTTATGCTTGTGAGAAACAACAACAGAATCAGGGGTACCTCCTGTTGCGCCAAGCGGATAGGTTGCCGGTTTATATGCAACAACAACAAGTCCCCCCACATCTGGCGTTCCGTTGTTCCCATTCATTATAGCCCAACCTTTTCGCTCTTTTCTTCCTTTACCGGTTCCGTCGAAGTGAATGCCTAAATAAGTACTGTCGCAAACTACATCTTTCGTGTCTCCGTAAATCCACGCGCCTCCGCGAACCCATAGGTCAAATTTTTGAAGTCCGAACCCTGTCGCGCTTGCGCTGACTACCATTCGTCTAATGTTATGAACGTTTCTAGGAACAGCATCTGTGAACTCTACCGGATCGGCATTTGTTGTATATTGGGTAGTTACGAGTTGTGGCCATGCTTCCTCAGAACCTGAAAGAGTGAATGAGAAAGATGGTACATCGTACACTTCGCCGTTGTAAAACACAGCACCCGCGCTGACATTGTATGTGGCTCCACTCCCTGAATTAACAAGTCCGTAAAGAATGTAAAACTGCCCGGTTTCAGGAGTAAGCCCAAGCAGGTTGGTAACTACTGCTGCCGTCGTTTCTTTATGAGCGTCTTGTAAAAAATCAATACTGCCGGATTTTAAAGGGAACCCGACCCCGGTACTGATTGCTGAAGCATCTAATCTTTTCATGTTTTTTAATAAGTGACTACATTATAAATTATACCTGCCGATATGTGGCGGTCGACAAAGTTTCTGATTATTGATTCTCGAATATCGTCGTCGGCTCCAAGCGTGTTGAAAAAAGAAACCGGAACATTTACGGTGAAATTGTACTGCTGCGCGAATGTATAGTTATTGACAATATATTCGGTGCTTCGGTTTGAATAAACCGTTGATGATTCTTTTTCTTCTGCACCCACGATAAACGCGTCAACTTGAATAGTATTAGTTGTGAAATATATATCGCTGTTGCCAACTGATGGTTGTCTGAACGTGGTGTCGAACCACGTGTTGATTGCGTACTCGAAGATAATTTTTTCATTTCTGATTTTAAGCCTGAAGTCAGACCCTAAGAAATTGTCAGAAACTAAAAGCCAATCGTCTGAATAGGTAGGTTCCGCACTTGTGTCGGCGACGGCTACAAATATTGATTTTCCATATTTCACGGCATCACGTCGCGTATAGCTTCCGGCAGACCAAACGGCGATAAACTGAGGTGTTTTAAAGCGGTCAAAAATCCAATCGTGGTTATCAGACACCGATTTCGCTAGTGCTTGGTTATAAGCAACGTTTCTTGACTTCCTTTTGTCGGGAACCAAGAAATCAATCACTTTTTGCATATAATCTAAACTATACATTTGAAACGAAGTTTAATGAATCCGACAATGTGTAGCCCGGAGTATCTTCTCCGGTAACATACCCGGAAACGGTTGGAAACAAACGGCTGATAACAGTTTGCCCTTGTACTAGATACGTTCCGGCAGCCCAAGCGGTGTCGTCGGGTCTAATTTTGACGTCTTTTAAAAGCACATCGTTAACTCCGGTTGTGTTTCTGATTGCAAACTCTAAATCGCTCAGCTTTAATTGACCATTAAACGGTAGGTTTGCCAAATACTGTTCAATCGAGTTGATGACCGTGCCTTGTATGGTCGATGAATATTGACCCTCGTAATATATATCCGCATTAATGTAGAGTTTATCCGAATCGGTGCTGTAACAGAAGTAAGACACTCCGGCAACCCCTATCGTGTTGACATAGCCTTGCAACGCCGACAACTCTAAACTCGCTAGGGCTTCAGGCGGTTCGTTTTTTGCTACTTTCACAATCACGCGATTTGCCACGCTAGTAACTACTGAGCAGCGGGTGATTATTTTAAGCGAATCATCCACAACTGGATATGAAGCCACTAAATCGTTTACCTCAACAACCTGCGGATTTGTATCTGAGTACTGAAAAGAAAAAACTTTGTTTGTAAGCCACGCGGCGGTGGCCGGAGTGCTAGCGTTTATCGTTGCATTGACCTCTGATTTAAAAACGTCTAGTATTTGTTCGAATAGCAAGATTGCGGCGGCCATCGTGTCGGCAAATAGTCGCCATATAGCGCGGCGGCTAGTGCTGTTCGCTGCTGCTAGTTCCGGATGCGCTTGAATATCTGCGTAAATAGATGCTTGTATTGTTTCTAATTTTCTAGCCATTTCTGTCTATTGTTAAGCCTGTTGGCGGTGTTGTGTAAATATATTCCGGCGCAGCGGTGTCGTCCACGAAGTGCGTTTTGAAACTTACAATGAAATGATAAACGTTTGTATGTTCAAAATCTTGCTGTTCGCTTGTCTTTATAAAAACTCCGGTTTTCTCAGCCTTAAAATTACAAAAAGATTTAACCACCAAATCGCGCAAGTCAAAGATACTTAAATTCTGCTCCATTTTCGCGCCGTTGTAAAATTCTTGGCCGATATGAATGTTTATTTGAATGTCGCTACCTTGATATTTTCCGGCCACATCTTGATTGTTGTCCGATATAATTTCGACAAAAGCGCACGGCATTGGGAAAACATAACTTTGCCCATCTTCCATGTATTGGAATTGATTATTCCAAACCGCTGAGAATTTAAACTCAGTAATAAGTCCTATCCGGGTTAGTATTTCTTGAATTAAGTCGCCCATATCGATTTTATTCTTTGGTTTATCTTGTTGAGTAATTTTTTATTTAATTCTCTGGTCATTCCAACGAATTGACGTTTAGGCATAGTAAAAACCTTTTTTCCATATATTTTAGCTTGCAATCCCTCATTATGAACTTGTGCATAAGGATTTTTAACAATTAGTGTATAACTGAATCGGCCATTTTTATGCCCGGAAGTAACTGAATTAGCTACATCTTTTCTTAATCTACCAGACCTTTTGCCTTGTAAAATAGCTCTTTCTCTATCCGAATCAGTACCTTTTTTATACCATTCAGACGTGGATTCAC